TGGAGCAGTGGCATCCCTTTTGTAAAGATGACGGCACCGGGCACATTTGCTTTAGACTCGTCTGTGTATTTAACCTCGGCGTTGACGTCACTTAACGGACTTACCAACGCAACACAATTATTTTCAAGTTCAGATTTAGGTATAGTTTCGGCGGCGGGTACGCACACATTTACCATAGCGACAAATGCGGTGACAAACGCTAAGTTTAGGCAGTCGGTAGGGTTTTCTGTTGTCGGTAGATCTGTGTCGTCGACAGGCAACGTGGCGGATATTACCGCATCTAGTGCGCTTTCGTTCTTTAGGATGAACGCATCTGCTACGGGGCTAGAGTTTAGTGACGCGCCAAGGACGGTGTTAAACACAATGCCCGGGTCAACTGTTGCGTTAAGTTCAACTGCTTATTTTTTACCTCAATCAAACTTAGCTTCGGCTGCAACGGAAGGACCACGGTCTTGGTACTCAAACAATACATGTACAGCTTCTAGACTACTAGTGCAGACAACTTCAACTCAAAGTGCTACAGGTTCTCTTGTTATTACGGTAAGGAACGCAGGTGCTAGCACAAGTCTAGCTGTGACAATCGCAGCAGGATCGGCGGCGGGCAGGTTTACTAATTATGTAAACACTGCGGCTATAGCGGCGGATTCAGCGGTTTCTATACAGGCTATTAATAACGCAACATTGGTTTCTGCCACAATACAACAAATATCATTCAACTTATTCTAATGACGTACACATACAATATAATAGGAGATATACATCAGGTTGAGGTAATGGACACCACTAATTGCATAGTAATGTTATTAGACGTCAAGGACGCTGATCATTTAAAAGTTATAAACGCGATAGGGCAAGACGAAGAAAAAATTAAAAAGTATGCGACGTATTTAATAAACGGAGGCTGTAACAAGTTTGACGTAAACGAGATCATAGAATACATAAACAACACAAATATATAATGGCAAAGATTAGTACATATCCAATAATAAATATACCCGTCCTAAGTGACATCCTCATAGGATCGGACGTGATGAACACGAATAAGACAAAAAACTTTATGCTGTCCGACATCCTTAGGTTGTTTTCAAACTATGGATCGTTCTATCACCCCACTGCTCAGGTTGCCGCTTTAGTTGATACACCGTACGCAATTAAGTACGACAGCATCATGTTTAACAACAATGTTGTTATTAACGACAACGCAATAGCTGACCCGACAAGAATATCGATTGCCTTGGGTGGCACCTATAGTATACAGGTATCCGCTCAGTTTAGGAGGACAGACACGGCGACGTCGACTATAAACGTGTGGCTAAGAAAGAACGAGGTTGATGTAGACAACACAAACAGAAAGGTTGTGGTTACGGGAGGTGCAACTACATCTGATAATCCACAAGTAATCAGCTTCTTAGTTGAGGCGTCCGGTGGAGATTATTACGAGATCATGTGGGCGACGCCTGACGACCACGTAGAGTTGGTGGCGTACCCTGCGTTGACAGTTCCGTTTAACTTGCCTGCAACGCCGTCGGCCTTGTTGTCAGTAAATCAGGTTGGGTAATGGACATACGTAAGATAGCAGTAGGTCCTGACTACAAGGGTGGTGCTATGCATTACGTTGTAGGACAGAAGATATTAAACGACACACACGAAATACATTTAATTAAATATGATACAGAGAAAAACTCCTTTAAAATTTACATTATCAACGACAAGAATGAAGTTGTTTTATGGAAGGAATTTACTTCAACAGTACCTGTATCGATCGAATACAACATTAACTACTAATGAGGTCACCGTACTATTTTATTGCAGCGCCTATTGACGGAAGGCGTTACGCCAACACAAAGGATATAGGAGGGAAAGATTTTATTGTTAGCACGTCAGACGAGGACCATGACTTTTCTAACCGGTACGCGTCCGTCATCTCTACTCCGCTTGGGTACAAGGGGCCGATAGAACCCGGAGACGTACTGCTTGTCCATCACAACGTGTTTAAGTTTTACAACGACGTGAAGGGCGTACAGAAGAGTGGCAAGAGTTTCTTTAGAGATAATCAGTTCTTAATAGAGTTGGATCAGTTTTATATGTACAAGAAGAGGGGCGTGTGGAACGCTTATGATAAGTACTGCTTCGTGAAGCCTATACCGGCTATTGAGAGTTATATAGGCAAGCCGTTTACTAACGAGCCGCTTATGGGTGTGATGGTGTATCCAAATAAATACCTAAAAGAAAACGGGGTAGTAGAGGGGGATGTAGTTTGCTTTTCTCCTGATAGTGAATACGAATTTAATGTAGATGGCGAGAAAATGTACAGGATGTTCGACCATCAGATAACAATCAAATTATGATAAATATAATCGATAACTTTTTAGACGAGGGCGTCTATGAGTATATATACGACGACTTAATATCTAAGGACTTCAACAAGGTAGACGTGGGAGACAAATCGTTTTGGGTTCAACCTAGCACGCCTGAGTTTGAAAACATTGTGATAGAGTCAATCAACTCTATAGAGAATAAGAGCAGGAGGAGTATACTTAGTTTTTTTAGGATCGCAACGGATAAGGTCGACACCAATTGGAATATACACTCAGACTCTATAATAGACGGAGAGAGGCCTGAAAGGGCGTTGGTCTTATACCTATCACCATCCGAGATGTTAGGCTTACACGGAACTGCGTTTTGGAAACATAAGGAACTTGGGGACTGCCTGCCGCCAAATGTTTCTTTCGATAGGTTCGACGACGTATTAGCAGGAGAGTCTAGTAGTGTTGATAATTGGGACCTACAGACAGTGGTTGGATATAAAGTGAACAGGGCGGTGACGTACCCCTGTAATTACTTCCACAGCAAGTACCCTAATGTGGGTTGGGAGTCGGGAAGAATTGTTTACGTAATGTTTTATAAGTAATATGGATAACAATCAAATCAAGTTAAGGATAATCGAAGCCGGGCATAAGGCGGTCAACGAACTAATAAAAGTCGCAGAGGAGTCCATACTAAAACATGGCGAGTCTGACAGCGATCTAGCCGCCGATAAATTAAAAAATGCTGCGGCTACAAAAAAATTAGCTATATTTGACGCATTCGAAATATTAAGTCGCATTGAACTAGAGAGGGAAAACATAGATATCTCCGCAAAAGGGGAAAGTAAAACAGACACCAAATTAGGCTTTGCAGAACGAAACTCAAGAAAATAAAATATACAGGGTTATAAAAGATTTTATACCCGGCAACACTCAGACTAAAAAAAATAAGTCTAGGTCGTGGGTGTATGGCTACAACGAGACGTATGACATGGTGGTCATATCAAAGACCGGTCAGATAGGTGAGGTCGTAAACATATCGGGGCTAAACATAGCACTACCACTAGCGCCTGATAAGTGTTCACAAAGAAGTTTTAAGTTATCGGATCAGCATTGGGAAAGGGAAGAGTACCCAAAGGAGTTGGCTAGGATACAGTCTATATTCCAATGGAACGACATGCCCACTGCCTTTAAAGACAAGTGGGTGGACTACATCGAGAAGGAGTTCGACAGGAGAGAGCAAGGCTTTTGGTTTATGAACAACGGGGTGAAGACATACATCACGGGGTCTCATTACATGTACCTACAGTGGTCTAGTATTGACGTTGGCTACCCTGACTTCCGTGAGGCTAATAGAATTTATTGGATTTATTGGGAGGCGTGCCGGGCTGACATAAGATCGTTTGGGATGATATACCTAAAGATAAGACGTTCGGGGTTCTCGTTTATGTCCTCGTCTGAGTGTGTTAACATCGGGACTCTTGCAAGAGACTCTAGGGTTGGTATACTATCTAAGACGGGTGCCGATGCAAAGAAGATGTTCACGGACAAAGTTGTTCCAATAAACAACAGGTTGCCGTTCTTCTTCAAGCCCGTCATGGACGGTATGGATAAACCCAAGACGGAGTTGGCCTTTAGGGTACCCGCGTCTAAGATCACTAAGAAGAACATGTACAACTCGGAGGAGTCCGAGATAGATGGGTTGGATACTACAATAGATTGGAAGAACACCGAAGAGAACTCCTATGATGGGGAGAAGTTACTATTCTTGGCTCATGACGAGAGCGGCAAGTGGACCAAGCCAAATAATATACTAAACAATTGGCGCGTAACAAAGACGTGTCTCAGGTTAGGTAGTAAGATTATAGGCAAGTGTATGATGGGATCTACTTCGAATGCGTTGAGTAAGGGCGGCGATAACTTCAAGACATTGTACGAGGAGTCTAACGTGTCTACAAGGAACGCCAACGGTCAGACTAAGAGTGGGCTGTATTCATTGTTCATACCCATGGAGTGGAACATGGAGGGGTTTATAGACATATACGGAATGCCTGTGTTCAGGAAACCGGTTGACCCAATACGTGGCGTCGACGGTGTAAACATAATCAACGGAGCCATAGACTATTGGGAGGCCGAGGTTGACTCGTTAAAGAACGACCCTGACGCGCTAAACGAATACTACAGACAGTTTCCAAGGACAGAGTCTCACGCGTTTAGGGACGAGAGTAAACAGGCACTGTTTAATTTAACTAAGATATACCAACAGATAGACTACAACGACTCAATGATTCAGGATCACTATTTGACAAGGGGTTCGTTTCAATGGAAGGACGGGATAAAGGATACGTCCGTGATATTTTCACCTGATAAGCGCGGAAGGTTTCTAATAAGTTGGGCACCAAAGGCACACCAACAAAACAACTGCGTGACAAGGAACGGGATCAAGTACCCGGGCAACGAACACCTAGGGTCCTTTGGCTGTGACTCGTATGACATATCCGCCGTTGTTGGGGGGCGCGGGTCGAACGGTTCTTTACACGGGATGACTAAGTTTCATATGGACGAGGCTCCTGTGAACCAATTCTTTTTGGAATACATTGCAAGGCCACAGACCGCCGAGATATTCTTCGAAGAGGTTCTAATGGCCTGCGTGTTTTACGGCATGCCTATCCTGATCGAGAACAATAAGCCTAGGTTACTGTACCACTTTAAGAACAGGGGATACAGGGGG